GGCATCGGCTCAGGTTCAGGCTCCGGTTCAGGTTGTGGCTGAGGTTCAGGTTCGGGTTCTGGCTCAGGTTGTGGCTGAGGTTCAGGTTGTGGCTGAGGTTCAGGTGCTGGATCAGCTTCTTCGCCTTCTTCAGACTCTTCGCTATCTTCAGATTCTTCGCTATCTTCAGCAGGATCGCCTTCTTCTGAATCTTCCTCGGACTCTTCTTCGGACTCTTCTTCGGAATCTTCTTCGAACATATCCTCTATTATATCTTCGATCGGCCTATCATCGGGCGTCTCTTCTGGAGGTGGGAAATATGTCTGTGCCGCATCTTCTAAGTCGTCAGGAGCTCCGAGAACGTAGGGAGTGTCTGTACGATCCCAATCAACTATACCTCCAAGAGTATTGCCGTCCGCATCGGGTGTAGTATTTCGACCTCTTGAGAAGTCAATAGCAACCTGATCTCCTGAACGCAGTACGTAATAACCTTGACGGTACAAAGCGTTTGCAAGTTCTTCTGCGGTTTGAATGGGATTACCTTGTGAATCCCTAAGAACTTCCATCAACATGCCTTGCGCTGTTGAACCTAAGACTGAAACACCGTCCCTATTAACGCTAGTAAGTTCGTCATTACTACGTACAAAATCTAAGAAATCTCCAATATCTTGGCTGTCTACAGAACTTTCTAAAGTTCGTTGGTACGCATCGCGGTAGTTTTGCTGTCTTATATCTTGCGTGCGCCGCATTACAGCGTCAGAAAATTCTATCTCTGGATAACTAACGGTTACAGGTACCCCTGATGACGTTATAAATTCGCCAGTTGCAGTCTGAGTTACTTCGTCTGCACTGTATCTATTGCCTTCTGCATCTGTGTAACGTGCAACGGGGTCGGAGTCAGGATCAAAACCTTCTGGCCTCCAAATACGTCTTTCAGAGTCAAAGACAACTGTTCTGCCGTCGTCATCAGTAATTTTAGTTAAGTTACCATTTGCATCGGAAAGGTAGCGAGTACCACTTTCAGTAGTTGTTGCATACATAACAGATACAGGAACGCCCGTATCTCGAACTATTATTTGTCCTGTATTAGGGTCATAACGAACGCTATTTCTTCCGTATTCGTTACCTTCTTCATCTACATAAATTGCATTTCCACTAGGTAGTGGTTCTGGTTCTGGTATAGGTTCTGGTTCTGGCTCAGGTTCTGGCTCAGGTACTTCAGGCATTTCCCAATCTAAATCGGGGTTTGTTTCGTTTGCTAAATCAACGGCGTCTTGAAAAGCGTTGTAAAGAGTTCTTGACCCTCGGATTGTTGCGTAAAGTTCGTCTACGCTTTCAAAACCGTCACTTGCGTTTACTGCCGCCTGAGCAAACTCTTCAAAAGTTTCATATTCACCTCCCACGAAATCATTGACAAGGTTCATGATTACGCTACTACCGGGTTCTCCAAACTCGTAACCCAATGCGTTGAGTAATTCAGCACCTGCGGTAAACACTGGCCCAAGAATAACTCCAGCGGCATCCAATACACCTTCTACTCCCAATGCACCTGCGTCATAAACAACATTGGTGAGGTCGTTAATAACGTCCATGAACGACGTAAAATCGCCGCCTTCTTCCTGTAAGAAAGCGAGGCCATTAGTGTTTAACCACTCTGATATTCCGTCGGTTACTCCTGAAACTGCATCGGAGTCAATTACCGCGTTAAAAATGTCTCCCATGTTTTGAAAGATTGCGGCTTGTACAAAGTCTTCTGGGTCGATACTTATGTCTTCGCCAGTAACACCAGCTTGAACTACAGCGTTACCAACAACTTGGCCGATGACTGAAGCGGCGGCGGCAGGTAACCCAGTAGTACCTATTATACTAGCTAAAGCATTACCTACTTGCGGTCCCATATAGACTGACATAGCGACTTGCAAGCCGATTTTTACGTAGTCAAAAGCGTCTAAATTTTCTACGTCCTCTACTTTTACATAGGCAGACCCGTTCCATCTAAACTTGTCGCCTGAGTCACTGTATAATGTAGGGAACACACCATATTTTGTTAGTAATGCTTGGTTAGCATCAGAGTTAATCCAATTGTTGTACGCCGCTGTTTGTTCGTTTGTGCGTTGTTGGAACAACTCTTCATAGGTAGAAGAAGCATCGTCTCCATACTGAGTCAGATCTTCGCCTTCGAGGATCATCAAATCATCGTCAGTCAATCCACCAGTGTATTCGTGCCAGTTACCTACATCATAATCACCTGACTGTATGAGCTGTTCTCGCTCGGTCATATAGGCTAGATATCTATCAAAAGACCCAAATACTTCTGGTAATCTGTTTGTCTGTTCAGGATCTTCAAAATAAGCTCGTAAGTCCGCTTCAGTTGCCTGAACAACTTCTCTCTGCCCATACAGAAAAGTAGGGCTAGCACCTCCACGCTCGGCACCCCTAAAAAATGTAAACGTTTGCTCTGATGATTCTGGAGCCGGGGCTGGCGCTGGAGCAGGAGCAGGAGCCGGGGCTGGCGCTGGAGCAGGAGCAGGAGCTGGCGCAGGAGCTGAGGGAAAACCTCCGCCGGTATCTCTAGAGTCATCGTCTGGTGCATTTTCTCTACGAGTCCGTTCAGCTTCTTCGCGACGTCTAGCTTCCTCTTCACGACGTCTGGCTTCCTCTTCTGCTACACGTCTAGCTTCTTCGGCACGGCGTTCTGCTTCTTCTGCGGCGGCACGTTCCGCCTCTTCTGCGGCGCGTCTAGCCGCTTCTTCCTCTGCACGGATACGAGCTTCTTCTGCGGCGCGTTGTCTAGCGGCTTCTTCTGCCGCACGTTGAGCCGCTTCTTCAGCGGCACGGGCTTCTTCTGCACGCCTTGCGGCTTCTTCTGCGGCTACCCTTGCGGCTTCTTCTTGCTGTCTACGTTCCGCCTCTTCTGCCGCACGTTGCGCTTCTAATTCGGCTTGGCGTCGGGCCTCTTCTGCTTGGCGTCTAGCGGCTTCTTCTGCCGTACGCTGTCTAGCTTCTTCTTCGGCTCTACGTTGTTCTTCTGCTTGACGTCTAGCTTCTTCTATCGCACGTTGTCTAGCGGCGGCTTCAGCGGCGCGTTGAGCTTCCTCTGCACGGCGAATAGCCTCCGCCGCTTCTTGCTGGCGTCTAAGTTCTTCTGCCGCACGTTGTCTTTCAGCCTCTTCTGCACGTTGTCTTTCAGCCTCTTCTGCCGCACGTTGTCTTTCAGCCTCTTCTGCACGGATACGAGCGGCTTCACGTTCAGCTTCAAGTCTCGCGGCTTCCTCTGCTTGGCGTTGAGCTTCTGCTTCTGCCTCTGCACGTAAACGAGCTTCTTCTTGAGCTTGCCGTCGAGCCTCTTCTTCCGCTTCTCTCTGTGCACGTTCTTCTGCTTGGCGTCGAGCCTCTTCCTGTGCGGCACGAATACGGGCGGCTTCGCGTTCAGCGGCTACCCTTGCGGCTTCTTCTGCCGCACGTTGGCGTGCTTCTTCTTCTGCGCGGAGTCTAGCGGCCTCTTCTTCCGCTCTCCTACGTTCCGCTTCTTCCTCAGCAATACGTCTGGCTTCTGCCGCACGTTGCGCTTCTAATTCGGCTTGGCGGCGTGCTTCAGCTTCAGCGGCTACCCTTGCGGCTTCTTCAGCACGTTGTCTAGCTTCTTCCTCAGCTCTGGCAACGGCTTCAGCTTCTTCTGCGGCACGTCTGGCTTCTTCTTGCTGTCTACGCTGTTCTTCCTCTGCGCGTCGTCTGGCGGCTTCTTCAGCGGCTCTACGTCTGGCTTCTTCCTCAGCAACACGTCTGGCTTCAGCCTCTGCACGAATACGTTCCTGTAGTTCTCTATCTTCTCGTTCATTTTGTGGCGGTGTAGGAAACCTAACAGGAGCTGGCGCAGGAGCAGGAGCAGGAGCTGGCGCAGGAGGGCGCACAATAGGCGCTTGTTTTGGCGGGGGTGCTCCTTTTACAGGCGGAGCAGGAGCTGGCGCAGGTTTCCCGCCTACCGGCTTTGTCGTAATTCCAAGACCGGGCGGTCTATTTGCACGCAGGTACCCCAGCGCCGCAGTAATGCTGGGAAACTCTTTTGTGCCTACGTAATACGCCATTTAGTTGCCCAGCCGTTATGTATTACTAACAAATGTTACCGCAACCGATGCAGATGTAACAGCAGGTCGAGGTGAAGACGCGGCACTTGCGTTAAGGGTGACGTTTACGTCATCAGTAGCCCAAAACACTTCCATATAATCGTTAGCGGAAAGCGCTAATGAACTGTTCCAATTGGCTATATCTTTGTTGCCAGACCCTGAAATAACGTACTCATGTGCACTGTTAATCTGAGCTGTACCGTTTACCGCCAACCAGATAGACACAATTTTAGAAGAGCTGTTTGTAGACTCAAGTTGCAGTGTTGTCTTTATGTGGTACACCCCATCGTTACCAACAGTAATACGAGAGTTACTTGCGACAGTAACTGCACTGCTGGCGCGGGTCGTATTAAACGTAACTGCATAACCTGTATTAGGGTTTGCCGCTGTTTGGTCTACGGTACTGTAAAAAACACCATACGGAAAATGAAGAAACTTACCACCGTCTTCAGTGCTGACTAAGTTATCAAACGCGTTTATAAGGCGTGTAAAAAACAGCCGCAGAACATTGCTGTTCTGGTCCATAAACGGGCGATCGTAAGTCTCGGTTGCAAGAGGCAACGCAGGAGGAGCAGGGCGCTCTAATTCGTTAGCCATCAGCGCCTCCCGTCAGGGCGCATGTCCACTCGTGGTGAACCTAACTGCCATCGAACTCCAAGAGAATCTGATTCAACTTTGATAGACATCTGACGGCCACGCACGCGCGTGTTTACCTGCCCTGTAAACTTCTCAATAGGCACTGTAGCCGTACGTGTTACCGTACCAGAGTTGGACCCTCCCTCAGATGTAGGACTGTTGTAACCCGAACCAGAGTTAGCCAACGGCAACAGGCTCATAGTGGCATGAGGATCGTCCGTCGTAGAGCCATCAAACGTCATATCCGGCATCAAGCGCCAAATAAACGCAAACCGATCCCCGTCATCTATATCAAACTGCCCAGACGTGATGGACGCTGAAATCGGCACAGGAGTGCCTGTCTCGTTGTCGTCGGTGCCAAACTCGTGGTTGGTCAAGTTGTATGTATATGAAGCCGCTAGTGGGTAGTCACGCAGTCCAGAGTCAAGCCACGCTGTACGCGCCATCGTGCCGTAGTACCACGTCTTTTCAAGGTAGTTGTAGACAACGTATCGGTCGATCGTCTGGCTGTTTTGTGAGCAGTAGAACCACCATATCTCGTGAAACGCTTCGTTTGTCCCCGCAAATACTTGGTCGTACTGCAACTCGTTAAAGTCGTTAAATACAAACCGCCGAACGTCACAAGGTAGTGTTTGCGTGCGCCCATCATAGGAATAGAACTTGTCTTTACCCATCCAGTAAGCCACACCACCAGAAAATCCAACGGCATTTTGAGAGGCAATAGAGGTATTATCGCCCACCAACTGCACGCCCCAAACGATCGGCGCACCTTGGTACTGAAGCGAATAAAGAGAAGAATCAGTCCAAACAAGTACCTCTTGGCGTGACTGTTTAGCCGTTACGATCTCTGTACCTTTGGATAGTCGCAAGTCACCTGCTTGGTTTGTAGTGGCTGGTGTCCAGTTTGCAGGGTCTTCTTGGTCAGACCACCGAATCAGCATAGGGTCGAACGTTGCAGAACCTAACGGGTTTGCGCCGAAACAAAAAACAAACCGGCTAACGTCAGATACAAGAATAAAGTTTTGTTTGGTGGGTACGTTCGACGCACCTGATAGCGTGTTTAGGTATACAGCCCGAGTCTCTACGCCGTTGGTTGCATCCCAGTAGAAGATGTCACCACCTCGTGGTCCAAATATCAGGTCTTCACCGAAATTGGATTGACTCCAAAGCCGAATAGCCTCGGTAGAAATACCACCTGTGCCCCATACACCGGCACCCCATGTACCACCGCCCCAACCGGACAAAGGCACTTCGTAAGGCTCACCTGTACGTATCTGATACGCACCAACCACTGAAGACCCGCCGTTACCTGTGTCGGACGCGTTGGCTGTAGCTGTAGCTGTTATGGTGTAGGAGTTAGCGTCGGGTACAGTAACAACCTGATATTCAGCATTTAACACATTGGCAGTAATGTTACCGCCCAGTGTTACTGCACCACTAAACGTAACAAAGTCTCCTTCACGTGCACCGTGACCAGCATCAGTGATTGTCAGTGTGGCTGACCCGTTAGTAGCCGCAAAGGTCACATCCCCAGCGGCGGTGGTCTCTCGAATCGGCGTAATATCGTTGTAGCCGCCACCCTGCTCTAGATAGAACTTAAGGTGCGTACCTACGCCAATGAGGTTGATGCTCCCAAGGGTTATCCAGTTAGATAAAGAGCGACATACGCCCTGAAAGGTAGACACGGAAATACGTTCCCACCCACCAATCTTCTCGGGATATCCTTGCCGAAACCGCACTTTGTCGCACTCGTACCAACCAGCTTCGTTGGTGTACCGTGTTACTTCACGATTGATTCCCGGCTTGAAAGCTAATTTTTTTAACGCCATATCGCACCTATAGAGTGTCGCCGAATACCGGTGGCAACGTGGTTACTTGTATAGATACGCTCTCTTTTAAGTTAAGAGGTTGACCACAATCTGAACAAGTGTCGGCTTCTAACTCGGCTTCGTCAAGGTCGTAGCCACAATGTGCACAAACAACTTCTACTGTGTGTGTTGGTTCGGTATTTCCATCTACGTCACGAGCTTCTACAGTATTACGCATACCCTTCTCCGTACCGACCTGTACGAATCATTTCACAAACTTCATCCGCACGTGACCCTACTTGTTTAGCCCAGCGTGAATCATAAAATTCATCGGCGGCTTTCGGGTGATCTCCTGCTTCCATTGCCGCTAGAGCGTTCTTGAAACCCAGCAGGCGCGTCATACCTAGATTGAAACACAAGTTGATAATCGCGTCCTGACGTACCGAATCGAGGTCCACAAACCAAGGTAGTGCAATCAGCTCTTGCTTACATCTTTTGATGTCATTCTCAAGGAGGTAGTCGATCTCATCGTCAGACAAGCCAAGACCGCCGTTCTCGTCTATGTTTCTACCCACGCCCACAGTGATCATATTTGCACTGCACTTATACGCATGGGTGCGAACACCTTCGTGCCGCTTTAATTGCTTTACCAGCTTATTCATGCGCTATCCTTTATTCTGACTCGACCCAAAATAGAAGCTCACTACTGCGCTGACTAGGCCACCTAGGTAACCCATCACGAGATTTGTTAGTTCCATAGAATTTTGTTCTGGTGGTAAGAGCGTAATTAGGCCAACGTACCCACAAAAGAAAAGCACCATGATTAAGCCGATAACACGTGCAGTCCAATCTTTGGAAAAGTTTTTTCTGGCATCCTGAGTATCAGCGGTTTCTAACGCAAAGACGTCTACTTCTAGTTCTTTCATGCGAACTTCAAAGTCTAATTCTGCTTTCTTAATTTCAGCTAACTGCTCTGGTGTTGCTTGCGCCAGTGCCTTTTCAATCTTGGCTGGAGCGGGGTCACAGCCTAAAACATCCGCAAGCATCGATGCCGCCGCACCACCTACAGGGCCACCCAGAGCGGCTCCGAGGGTGGGGGCAAGAGAGCCCACTAAACCTTTTACCTTATCGAAGTTCATCCTAAATACTCCAGACCTTTTAGTAGGCTAACCACGAGAACCGTGTTGCCCCAGATCATACGTTCGAGGCGCTTAAATTGTCCGCCGCCGTCGTCAAGGCGTTTCTCAATTCGGTCGAGCCTGTCGTCTATAGACTTACGAAGCACCTCGCACTCCGCTTGATGAATTTCAATGCGCTTAAGCGCCTCCCCTGCTGTGTCCATTAGTTACCACCTAGCGGATTAGTTGCATCTATTGCTGTCCAAAGATCATCCATGTCACGCTCAAAACGCTTAAGACGTTCGTCTACTGTTGACAACGCGTCTAATTTACCAGAAACACGTAGTTCTGTTTCAGATGATGTTTTCTCTACTGTACTGATACGATCGCGTAAGTCCAGTAGCTCTTGCTGTGCATCCATAATTTGCACGAGGTTCGCGCCAAGTTCTGCTAGTTTACCTTGCAGATTTTCAACGTCTGCCGCAGTCATGGCCTGCTCCATATTCGACAGTTTCACGTCCATCGCCTGCAATCGAGTAGTATTTGATTCTCTAAGGTCATCAAAGCGTGTAGCCAAACCTTCTGCTTGCGTGGTAGCGGCAATAACCGCCTCAGACTGCTCATTGAGTTGCGCGAAAAACTGAGACGCCGCCCAGATTCCGCCCCCAATTGTTGAGCCAAACGTAAACACGATAGCGATCCAAACGCCCTTGATCGACGTTCCGCCAACATTTACTTCTAAATCTTCAAGGGCCACTGCTTAAACACTCCTCTCTTTCTTCAGTGCTATAACCAAACCAACATCCACCCTCGGGAGACTCAAGCCAAAATTCCTGTGTCTCAGCACGTGTTAACACGTCTTCTGCGGCAACAAAGTAGTTACCCACCTGCAAACCTTGAATGGTACTACCACCATCAAACGACACCCAAACGGCTTGTGTGTCTAAGTCAAAGAAAACAGACGCGGCCTCTTCAAAAGTCACGTTGTACTCTCTAGCCATATTATCTGCTTGATTCAGTAAGTTTTCATCATTAGCGACCGCCATGTATGCGGCGGCTACCTGTATTGCTTGTTCAGTATTAGACAACGCATCGTTATACGCCTCTATCTCTTGATCTTGCAGGGTTACATCGTTAGCACCCATAAACTCCTGAAGAGCCATAGCCTCTCGTTCATCCGGTGCAGACTGCGCGTCTTGCGCCATCTCGTTAACAGTCGCAACCATAATAATCTGCTGTGCCGCATCGACATAGGCGTCGATCATTTCTGACACCTGATCCATAGCTTGGTCGGCTTGGTCTTGAAAGTATTGATCCGCATTGGGATCGTAAGAGTAAGTAGCCGCTTGAACTGCGGCAACGGCTTGGTTGTAGGCGTCTTGTTGGCTCTTACTGATGTAACCGTTCTCGGCCATAGCTGGAGCGATGTAACCTTCTCCAGCGTAAGATTCACCTCCTGCAATCGTCTTGATGCCGTAAGCAAACGTGTCACGAATGCTTTGAGAGGTGTCAACTAAATCGTCAATCTCGGTCGCGTTTAGTTGAACGGAAGCGCTCGCTAAGGCTACCACTATTAGACTCTTGCTCGCCGCTGTCATCGCCCCCTCCGGCTAAAAGCTCATCGTAAAAAGCCTTGTCCTCTTCATAGTCAGGAATCCACATATCTGGATTCTGTTTGATCGCTAGTATGGCGGTTTTACCCACGAGTAATCTGCCAGACCGAATAATTGGGCATGGAGTTGCGCTCATAAACATGGCTCTCCATACCTGAGCATTCTGGCACATCAAACTGACAGAGGCCACTTTCATGCCCATATTTGACAGGGTAATGGCGTTCAGACGGCGGTTACACTCAGGATCTTGTACGTATTTACCAGACGATATACCTACAGAAACTAACTGTAAGCCACCTGATATCGACTTAAGACACGACTGTTGCCCTGTACTCATAAGAGAGGGTGCTACAGCAGTATTTGCAGGCATAGAGCGACTACCCGCACCGTTATACGTTTTGCTGACGTTGTTGTTGTTTGAGTTCGACGTGTTTAGGTCGCCCTCAATATTAGTGTCATCCCCATCACCATCGAAATCCGGCTCGTACTCACCATCGTCCCTTACTGGAGCTGGGTCAACGTCGGGAACTGGGTCGATGTTGGGGGTGTCCTGCCCGAAGGCAGAACTTGAGAAACTAATCAGCAGAGTCAGTAGACACTTCTTCGTAATCCTCATCGGTGATTTCCTCACTTTCAAGATCTTGTGCTAAGTCTTCAATAAACTTTGTGCGGCAAAATGAAAGCTGTTCTAAGTTGAACTGAGAATTGCCGATCTTTCGATCGAGATCATTGATGTGGTTCAAGAGCGCTCTTTGTCGATCTGTAAAATCTTCAAGGATGTACTCTTTGTCATTCACGGTGATTGGGGTCTTTTCATTTTTTCCCATCGTCGTTACTCCAAGTTGTGGTTAATTAATTACCAAGGCGTACCAGATGCCTCAGTTGGGTTAATCTGAGCGTTGATATTGTCTTGCAGAGCCGCTTCTGTTGCGTCCTGATCAACACCATTCGCCCAAATCCAGCCTTCTGCCTGCGACTCAGTTACATCATCGTAGGGCGTGAAATCAGGGCTAGAGGCATCGTAGGTCAAACCTACCGTACCGTAGCTTGAAGCTGTGTAAGTCACAGCGTCGTCACCAGATCCTTCTGTTTGCTCCGCATTACAACGCCAATGAACGATATTAATACCCCCATCAGCAATAACGTGTTCTACGGTAGGGATGGTCCATGTGAATGTAGCCATTAGTTTTCTCCTTAGCTAAATACTGCGTTGCAGATGTCCTGCACGTTTGATGGTTCAGATGACCAGTCGTCACCTGATTGAATTACATGACGGTGATACGACTGTGAAATTACAGCACCGTCTTCTAGTACACGAGTAGCAGTCCGTACTTGAACAGAGGTTACGTTGTTGCCGTCCTCGTCCTGAGTAGTAACTACTTCTACTTTATCTGCTGTTACGCTTTTAGTTAATGCCATTGTCTTTTTCCTTTAGTCCGTCTCAAGAATCCACTTGAGATAATTAGGCGGTTTGATAAGTTACTGAGCCATTTATTTGGTGTGAAGTATCTAAAACATTTTCTGTATAACCAAGGCCATCACCTGTTTGATAAATTCTAAGGATTGAACTAGACACTACATAAGGCACAAGTTTTGTTCTGCCTGCTGAATAGGTATAGTTACCATCCATAATTGCACCAACTCCTACTCCTGACCCCAACGCAAAAGGAAGCCCAGTTATTCTTAAAGCTCCTGTACCTGTATGAGCTGATATATTCCAATCAAAATACACAGTTACTTGGTTTCCAATTTTAGTGTAAGTGCCTGTCGGCCCAGTAACAAACGTAGCTGTTCCTGCTGTAGTAGAGCCTACTAAAACAGGCGTCCACGTCCCTTCTTCATAGTCATCCAGATTCTGTGCCGCCGCTCCAGTGGTTCCGAACTGAACACCGCCTGACAGGTAGAGGTCTTTGAAACGAGCGGCAGATTTACCTAAATCAATAGCGTTATCTCTAGCGGCACCCGTGCCTTGATTAATTGGATGAATTACATCAGCGGCATCTTCAAAAGTTAAACCTGTATCGCCCGTACCTATAGTTAAATCACCGCCAGCAGTACCAATACTACCGACTGTGGTGCCGTCTTTGTTGAAGTTGACAATATCTCCGTCAGAAAGACGGTTGAAAAAACCTGAAGCACCAGCAGAACGTGAAGCCGCCACATAGCCATATGAACCTGATAGGGCGACCCCTACTTCGCTATTAGATACAGCAGGAGCAGAATCAGTAGTACCAACCAGCAAGTTGCCGCTGGAGTCGATGCGCATGCGTTCTGCTAGATTTTCAGTTCCATCGTCTGACGTGTGAAATGTCATGAAAGCTGGTGCGTCATTTGAGGCGGCTGTAGAATCTGAACGAGTTATAATTGCGCCAGTATCAAAACCACCACTTCTCCATTTAACGCCTGATCCATTACTAGCGGCATTAGTAAGATTATCTAGTATTAGTGTGTAACCAACGCCTGAGCGTGTGTGTGTTGTAGTTACTCCTGTTTCAGCATCTCCTGTACCTGTAACTTCTAATTTTGTTGCTGGACTGCTAGTGCCAATACCTATTGACGTTGCGACGTATGCAGTGCCTGACAGGTGAAGGTCTTTGAAGCGGTATGTTGAAGTGCCAATGTCATTTCTTGCGTCTACTTCAGTTCCGCTACCATTTGTCGGCGAAAGATTTGCGCCTGAC